GGACTGAAGTTTTGTTCTCGTCTTTGTTCGTCTGATATTGCCATATCGGATAAATACCGTTATCTATAACTGTTTGTATTATTTATATGGCTTACCGAGGTAAATTCACACCAAAACATCCAGAGAAATATGTGGGTGATGTCAAGAACATCGTCTATCGTTCTCTTTGGGAACGTAACACATTTCGTTGGATCGATACACAAAGTTCGATTGTGCATTGGAACTCGGAAGAATGTGTGATACCCTATGTCTGTGAAACAGATAACAAGGTACATCGATACTACATGGATCTGTGGTTTCAGACTCAAGAAGGTAAGAACTACATCATTGAGATCAAACCCAAAGGTCAGACTCAACCGCCCAAGACTCCGAAACGCAAGACGCGTCGATATATCAAGGAGTCACTTACTTATGTCAAAAATCAGAGTAAGTGGAAGGCCGCAAAAGAGTTTGCACTCGATCGTGGATGGAAGTTCGAGGTCTGGACAGAAGACACACTTAAGGCACTTGGTATCAAGATAATCAAGTAAAAACATATAAATACTCTTATGAGATCATTCAAAGACTACCTCCTCGAACAACGAGGCGACAAAGGACTCACGATATTCGATATCGACGAGACTTTGTTTCGTACGAACGCCAAGGTTGATGTCGTAAAAGACGGAGAAGTCGTACGATCATTGAACAATCAGGAGTTCAATACCTATAAACTGATGCCCGGTGAAGAGTTTGACTTTCATGAGTTCAAGTCTGCAAGAACATTTCAGAAGACATCGACTCCTATCGGCAATATGATTGGTAAGATGAAGGCGATTCTGCGCAATGCAGTGAAAAGAGGTTCACGCGTTATTGTTGTGACTGCGCGTAGTGACTTTGACAATAAGGAAGTTTTCCTAAACACTTTCCGCGCACATGGTATAGATATTGACAATGCATATGTTGAACGTGCGGGTAATCTTGGTCTTGGTTCACCCGCAAAGAATAAACGATTCGTGTTTCACAAATACCTGAAATCGGGTGACTATGGAAGAATCCGATTGTTCGACGACAGTAGACAAAATCTGAATACCTTTATGTCACTACAAAAAAAATATCCCGACGTCAAGTTTGAAGCATGGCTTGTAAATGAAGACGGATCAACGAAGAAGTTTACAAACTAATGTCACTTTTTACAGAACTACAGGCGGCGGCGTTTCGCGAAGGACTCAATCCTCGCACCAAGAAGGCGCGTGAATGGTTTCGTAAGAAGGCACGTGGACTGACTGACGTCAACAAGTTAGACATCATATCAGACGATCGGTTGACACAGAGAAATGCGCCGCGTCCCGGCAAGATGTTCATGTTCTTCTATGACCCCAAGACCAAAGAACAGTTACCGTACTACGATACGTTTCCTTTGATTCTGTATGTCGAGTCCGCACCCGGTGGATTCTATGGTCTGAACATGCACTATCTTCCACCGGCAGCTCGTGCAAAACTCTTCGATGCACTACTCGACACTGCGAACAACAAGAAGTTCGATGACTCGACGCGTCTGAGTATTAGTTACTCGATTCTCAAAGGAACCGCAAAGTACTCTGCGTTTCAACCGACATTCAAAAGATATCTGTCAGGTAATGTGAAATCTAAAGTTGTCGAGGTTGACGCACCCGAGTGGCCGATCGCATTGTTTCTTCCGACCGAATCTTTCCGCAAGGCAGGAACAAGATCCGTTTGGTCAGATTCAAGGAAGATGATCTAGTATGAGTAATATCGATACACTTAAGTCAAATATCTCATCGGGTTTCGCAAGATCAAATCGATATCGTGTACTGTTTCATACAAACAATGAGATACTCGATGTACTCTGCGATTCAGTCGGTTGGCCCGGTCGTCAGATCTTTACGAACGAACGACTTACTGATATGAAGATACAGAAGGTCGCGTATGCATTCGATCAGGAGGATCTGCCGATATCATTTCTTCTGACGAACGACTGGAGTACGTGGAACTTTATCTACGACTGGCATCAAAGAATCATCGGTAATATCGAGGGAACTCGAAACTATACCGTTAACTTTAAGAATACATACACCGAAGACATTGAGATCCAACATCTCGATAACGCAAATGGAATCAAGAAGAGAGTCAAACTCAAGAATGCGTTTCCAACAACATTGAACGCACTTGAACTAGGCAACGGAAATGAGAATGAAGTGATCCGTGTAACGACGGAGTTTTCATACGATAACTGGGAAATTATGGAGAACTAAAGAATGGCACTACCTAAGCTAGACACACCGACATATCAACTCAAGGTCCCATCGACCGGTGAGTCGGTATCTTATCGACCCTATCTCGTCAAAGAAGAAAAGATCCTTATGATGGCGATGGAGTCGAACGATACGAATCAGATGATGAGTGCGGTAAAGAACGTGATCCGTTCGTGTACCTCAGATGCAGTTGATGTGAACACACTTGCGATGTTCGATATCGAGTACATCTTTTCTCAACTTCGCGCAAAGTCGGTTGGTGAGGTTTCGACAATCAAAGTTAATTGTCGAAAGTGTGGATCCTCAAACGAAGTTGATGTAAATCTCGAGAATGTTCGAGTCGATATACCCGAGTCGGACGTTCAGACCATCGCACTTACGGATACGGTCGGTGTTTCACTTCGTTATCCGTCAGTGGATGCGATGATCAAGGCGCAGGCTGACGAATCTAAGTCCGATGTTGATCGCGTTTTTGATCTTATCATCGCGTGTGTCGATTCGATCTATTCTGGTGATGAGATCTTCGATGCAAAAGAACAGTCTTCCAAAGAACTTAAAGAGTTTATTGAGTCCTTAAACACTCAGCAGTTTAATAAAGTTCGTGACTTCATTGAGACGATTCCTTCAGCGGCAATCGATGTAGAGTTCATGTGTATGTCGTGTTCGGAACACAATTCGTTCGAGGTGAAGGGGCTTGGTAATTTTTTCGGATAGCCCTTTCGCACGATAGCCTTGCGAACTACTATCGAGTTAACTTTTCTATGATGCAACACTATAATTATAGCCTGACCGAACTCGATGGTATGATGCCGTGGGAAAGGGAGATCTACATCGCTATGTTGATCGATCATATTAAACAAGAAAACGAAAAGATGCGTAATCAAAAGGTAAAGTAAGATGGCTGCCACGTTAGGAGAAGTTTCTCAAGAACTACAAGAAAACAACGAGATAATGGTCGACGTTCGAAAAAACACTGATCTTTCGGCCAATTACTTGAGTTCAGTTGTAAATATCTTTTCCACCAAACTCGATGAGTTAGTCGGATTCATGCGCGGCAATCAGCTCGATCAGTTGGAGGCTCGACGTGAGGCGCCGGATGCCGGTGAACCGGAAGTATCACCCGCTGGTGATGATAACTACATTCAGGATATAATGGAAAAGGTCAAGGATCTTGTAGACGATGCTCTTGGAATCGCTGGTCTTACCGTTGGTATAATCGCTGCACCGTTCGTTATCATTGGATCGTTCTTTAGTGAGTTAAGAGTACAGGCTCAGATTCTTAATAAGTTTCTTGGTGGCGGACTTGGGAAGATCTTTTCTCCGATTACTCGTTTCTTTAGTGCAATCGCAAACTCACGAGTGATTCAGGGAATCAGTAAGGTCTTTAATAATACCGTGAAACCCTTTTTTGCCCGAGTCGGAAAGTTCTTTGGTCTTCTCGACGATGCGGGTAAGGCCGCCGGTGGTTTCGGTAAGATACTCCGCACCGCGGCAACGATCGGTAAAACACTAGGTAAGATCTTTGCTCCGATCACGGTACTGATGGGTCTCTTTAACGCCGTCACTGGATTTATGGAAGGATACAACGAGGGCGGAGTACTTGAGGGTGTTAAACAGGGTGTGATCAAAGCATTCGATGCGATCGTAGGTTCATTCGCTCGATTGATCGGTTCTGCCGCATCGTTTATCTTTGATATCCTTGGATTCGATAACTTTGCTGCAGCGATTAAGACGCAGATCGACTCTGTAATAAGTGGACTGTACGAATCGTTTGGAGGTGTGATCGATCTGATCAGAGGCATCTTTACTCTGGATCTAGGACTTATTACGTCATCAATTAAGTCGATCTTTTCTGGATTAGTTGACGTAGTCACATCACCGTTTCAACTGTTATACTCAGCGATACAGGATCTGTTCTCTTTTGTCGGTATAGAACTACCGAATTTTAACATCGGTCAGTTAGTAAAAGATACTGCCGCGTCCGCAGTTAACTTTTTAAAGAAACAGTTCGGATTTGATGGTGAGAGTATGCCGTCGATACTTGACATAATTACTGGGCTATACACTCTACCGTATGATCTTATAAGATCTGTCGTAGGTTGGATCGCAGGAAAGTTCGGATTCGAACAAGCCGAAGAGTTCTTAAACTCATTTAGTTTTAGTGATATTATACAATCAATCGTTGAGGCTCCGTTTGAACTCTTCGGAACAATACGCGATTTCCTTGTGCAGAAAGTAAAGGAAATGGCTAAATTCATTGTAAGATTTTTGCCCAAACCTTTGAAGTCATTCTTAGGAATAGACGGTGAGGATAATCAAGAAGAGGTAGAATCCAGTTCAACACCGTCTAACGTTTCTACTGGAGACGAACTTCAAGTAGAAGGTGAGGCTCGTAGAGATGCTGAGCTCGAAAGGTCACAACTTGGTCGAGTTGGTGGACCTGGTTCAAACGCTGTAAACGTCGCGACCAACGTTCAGAACAACTCGAGCACGACGACACAGACTCGACCACCGGCAGCGTCACAGCCAGACAACATGTCGGATACAATGCTTACCGCCGGATTCGCTCCATAATAAAAAACCCCTCCATTGCAGAGGGGTTCTGGTTTCTCAGACTGCCTGAGGCAATCTGCCTGACTTCAACTCACGTGTTGCGTAAGCGTGATCTTTCTTGTACTCTACCCGCGTCCA